AGTCTGCTTGAGGATGTCATCGAAGCTGTTGGCCTTGTACCCCTCGGTGCCGGTGAGTTTGTTCAGACCCGGGATCTTTCCCATCCCTTGCATGACCTGCTCGATCGCCGCCTGAAGACCGGCTTGGAAATAATCCAGCGGAGTCTTGAACATGTGGATTAGGAGCACCCCGAGGCGCTCAATGAGTCCTGCGACCACACCGACAAGACCGGAAATCAGCAAAGGGAGTTCTCCGATCAAATTCATCACTCCCTGGGCAAGACCTTCAAATACCTGACGCATCTGCTCATCAAAATCGGTTGAGAAATTCTCAAAAAACGACCCGATTTCTTCCCCGATGCCGGAAAGGTCGATGGAATTGCCAAGCTCCAGCAATGGCTCGATCGCGGCCATGATCGGTCCAGCCATGCCGATGAAAAGACCCGAGAGCTTCCCCCCGATATGCTCCAACTGGTCATGGGCTTCCTTGAACAAGTAGGCATTCTCACCCATGAGCTTGGCCGTATTGGAGAGATCCCCCATGTTCTTGAAATCGGGATTCTGAAAGACCTGAAGCAGTTCACCCCCCGATTTTCCAAAGATCGCAATGGCAGCCCGAGCGCGGTCACTCTGATTGCCGATTCCCGCAATCGCTGTCCCAATATCACGGAATGCTTCTGCAGGAGCCTTACTGGCCTCGGCCTTGGGATCGAGATTGAGTTGGCGGAGCACCGGAGAGCCCCCCTTGGTGCTGGCTGACTCACTCAAATACTTCTGCATTTTGTTGACCGCAGGGCCGATCTTCTCGGCCTCGACGCCCGAGTCCTTGAAGAGACGACGCATCATCATCAGGTTCTCAACGGCGATGCCCGTGCGGTTCGACAGGTTGACCATCTCGTCACCCAGCTCGACGGCCCCGTTGATTCCGGCCATGATGCCGCCGATCGTGGTCAGGGCTGCGGTCACCTCGGCAATCGGTGCTAGGAGCGCCTTGAAATCCAAATGATCACCGATCTTGCCTGCCTGTTCGCTGAATGCTTTTAGCTCGCCCTTGCTTTTGTTGAGTTTGGAATCGAACGACCCGGTGATCAGGTCGAGGTAGAATTGGACGCCGGAACTCATAAAAATTTACTTCATCGGGAGGCCGGAGGCCGCCATCTGCTTTGCCTCAAGGTTTTTCAGGATCTTGACCATGTTCTTGATCTGGTTGTTCACCGCGTAATCGACGCGGCGTTGCATGTCCTTCACATGGCCCGCAAAGTTGACCTCGTTGCTGGCACGGAAAGCAATCCCCTTGGCCCCCACGCTCAAGGTCATGGTTCCGGGGGCGGCATGGCGCGAGATCCAGGCAGGGACGCGGATCTTGCCGAGCTTATTGGCCGCAGGAAGCCAGCCGCTGGCAAGGAATCCGACCATCTTTTTCTTTTGCTGGCGGTAAGCATTCAGAATGGAGGATTCAATGAGGAATCGTTCGTCTTTTGTTCCTTTGTTCAGTCTCCTTTCCACCCGTCCGGTCGATGCCTGACGAAAGGAACGGTGAACGGATGCCGGAGATCCAGACGTTGGAGATCTTCTGCCAGCCGAACGCATGATCTTGGCAAGATCGTTAAGCACGGCTTGCTCCCCCCTCTTCTTGGAATCGCTTCCGGTCGTCATCTCTCCCTTGCCATCATTGGCCGCTGCATCCCATCCGCTCGGAGGAGTGACGGAGATGACCGATCGCAGGATACCGCGTGCTTGAGTCTTCATTGCCTCCGTCCGGGAGCGCTTGGAATCCCGCATGTAAGTCTCAAATGTTTTCAGGAACTTGTCCGTGTTGCGGGGTTGGATCGTTACAAAGGCCATGAGATTTCCGGGGTGTCTTCTTCTTCTGAAGGAATGTCAAAGTAGGAAGAGAGAGCATTCAGTTCCTCTAATTGGGCCTCCTTCGAGGGGCTCGGGTCCACCGTCCAGACGTCATGACTCCGCCAGCAGGCGTGCAGGTACTGAAGCAGACGCGCCAAGGGCATCCGCAGGATCTGGCGTTCAGGCCACCCCGTTTCCTTCGCAATGGTAAAAACCAGCGAGGCCGTGCGGGATGGCTCCCTCAGTTTCCCGGGGCGGTTTCCTTATTTGATCCGCTGCCGGGCTTCTCCTGGACATCGACCGTGGCTTCCGCAATCCCTGCCAAGATACGTTCCACCACCGAACGGAGTCCCACGAGACCTGTCATGGGAATCTTGCGGGCAAAATGACGCACTGCAGTCTGATAGGCCGTAGCATCGTCGCTCTTAAACGGCACGAGATCAGGGTCAGTCCCATGGATATACAGGAATTCGGTCATCTGTTGGAGTTGTTCCGTCGTCGTGAGTTTGGCCGAAGGGTCGTAAAGAAATGTCAGACCCGCATCGATCACGATCAACTGGGTTTCCAAAGAAAAAGGGCTGAAGGTGATGCCATTCCAAACGATCGGGGTGGCACGGAATGCTTTGTTCAGCACGGAAGTAGATGATTTTTTGCTCATAGAGATATTATTTGGACTTTTGGATCATGGCGGAGGCACGAAGATTGGCCTCCAACATGGCCAGAAGCTTCTCGGCAGGGGTGAGGGTCTTGAATCGGACCTTCTTCAGCTTCATGACTTTTGCCCCGGGGCTCTTCCGTGCAAAAATTGGTTCTTTGTTTTCCATTTCAAAAGATCTCCAACATCTTTTTCCCTTTCTCGGTCGGGACGAGCTTGCCATCCGGCCCCCGCGTCGTCGCAATGTAGGCGCTGCGACCGCTCTTCTGGATGTGAAGCTGCGGGGGATTCTCCCGGATCGCGTCGCGGAGTTTGCCGAGCTTCTCCATGAAAGTGCGGAGGTAGGTGATCGGGTGGTCGATGTTTGCGGAAAGCCAGGCACGGTCATTCCACCGGCGGAGCAGTTCATTGGTGGAGATGGTCTCACCCTTGAAGTCCTCGAAGGTGATTTTTCGATCCTCGGCCATCCAGACCACTGTCCTGGTCGGCTTCCCTTCCTCGGTGCCGATGGCGTTCATGTAGCCTCCCTCCTTGACCAATTCCCCACCACAGGTGAGGAGCGCGGCGATGGCCTGCGTGTTGGGACTCTTCAAGGGATCCTGATCGTCCTTGAGGTAATGGTAGGTGCTTCCTGTTTTCATAAATTCATTCTCAACTGTCACCGATCAACGAATCGGTCAGGTCGTGGCGTTCGGGAAAATCTTGGCCGTGTATTTGAACGACGCAAAATCGTCGTTCTTGCGCGAAGTCTCAACGGAATCGACGATGACCTTCCCACTGAGGCCGGTCGGAGCAACCGTGGTGGTGGCGATGGTGGCCGGATTGGTGTCGCCGTAACCTTCGGCGCTCAATTCGCCCGTGGGGTCGTAGGTGGCCATGCCACCGAACTCTCCGGTTGAATTCATGTAGGTCTTGACCTCCAGCTTTTCGGAAGCCGTGACCTTGGTCAGGGCCGTGCTCGTAAGAAGGTGAATGCCGATGCCGCCTGTGTAAGTTGCTGCCATGGAAGTGGTGAGTGGGGAGGGTTAAGTCCTGTGGTATTAGGAATTGGTGTAGGCAACGGCCTCGACCTTGGTCTTGGGGAAATCGTCGTTCGTCTCGTCCTGGCTGACGCTGATGACCGTCAGGGTTCCAGCCGCAACACTGGCGGAAGGAGTAAGTGCGAACGATGCAGTGCCAACGATATCGAGCGAAACTTTGCGCTCTTTCATCGGCAGCGGATCGGCTCCGACCGTGGCTCCCGTCTCGTCGCGGTAGGTCTTAATCGTGGCCGTGGTCGTGTCGGTGAAAGACTGGACGTTGCCCGTGTAGTTGGTAGAGATCGGAGGAGTTCCGACGCCGAAGGTTGCGCTCATATCCCTAGGCAGAGTGTCAAAGTTTTTTATTCCACCACCGGCGTGACCCCGATTTCCACATCGATTTCGATCACATGCCTTTCGTGATCGACCTGTTCCCTGACCGTCATGCCGGCGAGTCCGGCATAGTTCCAAGAGTTCTGGGCGGCGTTGAAATCCGCAGCCAACGGCGACGATGGCCCCTGACCATATTGGTCAAATAAAACGGCGATTTGCGACGCCCTGGTGCGGTGCAGTGTTAGGTTGCTACCGGCTGCGGGTGTTGTGAGGCGAAGCGGGCAAGTCGATTTCCAGAAACCGAGGGCGGAACGCTGGGCGCTGGTGGCCTCGACAATAAGAAGCGGTTGGCCGTTGGGAATCTGTTCGGCACTGGTTCCTGGATGAATTGCAAGCCCCGCAAGGAAGCTCTGGGTCGAAAGGATGCCAATCAGGCCAAGCTCGATGTCTGCGGTCATAAAAAAAAGAAAGGCTAAAAGTTAAAAGCTAAAGGCTAAAAGTTATGGCGTCTTGAGGGTGACGCGGGTTTCCGTTGCGCGGGCCGGATCACCACTTGGGGGAATGATGTCGAGGATCTGGTAGACTTCACCCGTGGATTGCAAAATCACGGCTTCCCCAAGCGTGGGGGCCGGAGTGATCACCCGAAGGAACCGGCACTCGAAGCTGGCGTCACTACGGTAGCCGCCGAGCTGCAAGTCGAGCTTGGGATCCGGGGTGGACAGGACGGCCCGTTCGGTCACGCCACGGTACGTCACAGAACTCGCCAAAGCATCACGGCTGCGGGTGGCACGCGACGCCATGCGGGCGATGCTGTCGGAAAGCGCCATTTTCCCTAGCTCCCCTTAACCTTGGAAATAACCTTTTCCACTTTCTCCACGAAACTCTCCACGGCGCTTTCCACGACATTTTCCACCTTGTGCTCGGTGGCCTTGAGATGGTCGTCGAGGATGGCGATCTCGGCGCGGAGATTGGCAGGAATCGTGGAAAGAAGCGGACGGATTTTTGCCCAGGCGTCGGGTGCATTCATAAGAATCAGGCGGAAACGGGTTCGGATTTGGGTTTCTTGGCGGATGGCTTGGGAGCCTCGGGAATAAGTCTTTTGCGGCGGATGACTCCCCCGGAGGAATCCCACAAAGAAATAATGCCGAACTCGGAGTCGGAGTTCTTGGCATGGAAGGTCTCGCGCAGCGCGGCGTAGTCACTGGTAGGCCCGGCAAGGATGCTGTGCCGTGGTTTCCGTGGGTCGCTTTCTTCCGAAAGCGTGAGGATGAAGGTTCTCATCGGTGATGTCGTTGGGTGGGATCGTTGGTTTTTTTGGTTGGATCTCTTCAGCCCAAAACCCCTCCCCCGGAAATTTCCAGAGGAGGGGCGGAGCAGGAGAAGTGAATCTCTTAGGCGGAGACGATGCGCTTGAGAGCGGCACCCTCGCCCTTGCCGTAGCCGTAGTTGGCCTCGATCACCATCTGGACGGTGTCCGAGCCGGGGATCGGGTACTCGCGGTACTCGAGGGTGAGCCCGTTGTCGTCAGTTGCAGTGACGTAACGGGTGATGCGATCGTCCGCAGGAGCGATCGGGGCGAAGGCCACCAGTGCCGCGTCGGGAAGGGTGGCGAAACCGACAAGGTTTTCGCTGTTGGCGGGGATGTTCGGGGTGACAAACACGTCGAGACCGGCGATGTGGGTGAGAGCCCCCTTGAGCTTAACATCCGCACCGGCCTGACCCATGGCGTTCCAGTTCGCAATGGAACTATCCTTGAGGAGCGCTCCATGGTAGGTGCTGGAAAGCACGAGAGAGCGGTTGGCGACGGGCCAGTAGCTCTGGTTGATCGAAGTCACGATGTCGGCGATGTCGGTGAAATCAAACGCGGTCGGAGCTCCGGTGGAGACGGCGCTGCCATAATTAGCAGCCGTGACAACACTCAGGATGTCGATCACGACGTCATGGGCGAGAGCTTCGGCCTGACGATCCATCAGCTTCTCCACCGAGAGGTGGGGCTGGCGGGCGAGTTCGTAGCCGGTGATATTGAGCGCCTGATATTTGCGCTTGTTGATGACGACCGGACGGCTCTGGACAGTACCGGCATCGGCGCTGTATGAACCATTGAAGTCGCTGGAAGCGGTACCCTGAAGCGGGTAGTAGGGAACGGTGATCGTGTCATTACCCTGAAGAGGGATGCCACGGTAGACGGTGGAGAAAGCGTTAATCGGGGCCAGAGTACGCTTGAACGCCAAAAGGGCGTTTTCAAGGATTGCCTGAACCTGAAGATCGCTGGCGATGGAATTGGCCATGATGTTAAGGGATTAGGAGTTGGGGTTGGGGTTGGTGGGATTGCTCCCGGGGTTATTTCTTGGAACGCTCGGCGTCGTACTTCTGGAGAACGGCCTTGTGTTCGCGGAAAAAGCTGGTCTTGGCGGATCCCTTCAGGGAACTCCACTGGTCGTAAATGGAAGCGGGGTCGTTCGTGGCGGCGTCGGCCTCGATCGGAAGTGCACTGGCCTCGAACCCAAGGGCCGCGACCTGATCCACGGTGGCCGCTGCGACCTCCTCATCGATCTGGCGCTCGGCCTGCTCAAGGGTCTCTTTGACCTCGGTGAGCTTGGCGATCTCCTCGGCATGCAAAACTTTGGCGCTCTCCAGGGCGGAGGCGTGATCGGCGGCAAGTTGCTCCAGCTCGCTGACCTTCAAGGCGTGGCTTTCGGCGGCAAGCTCGAACTCGGCAATCAGGCCGTTCTTGACCTCAAGGAGCGCGGTGGCCTCGGTGAGGGAATTCTGAGCGGCGGCAAGGTTGCCAAGGAGCGTTTCCTTTTCGGCAAGGGCGGCTTTAAGTTGGGAAAAGATATTCATGTGGTTTCCAGCTTGGTGTGGTGTCAAAGTTCTTAAAAAACGGGCGATCAGATGCCGTCGTTGTCGTCATCTCCCTCTCCGTCCCCGTCCTCGTCCAGATCCTCGGCAATGAGGGAGACGGCTTCCGCGATCCCCGAGACAAGGCGGTCGGCAAGTCCGTTTTCCACGGCCTGTTCTCCGTCAAACCATTGGCCCTGCATGGTGGCGTCACTGATCTTGCGGCCCGTGGCTTCCAGACGATTTGCCAGGACTGAGGAGGTGAAACGGCTGTTGGCCCGGTCCACTCCCTCCTGAAGGAAAACGCGCTCGGCATCGGTGAAGGATTTCCCCTCAAGCCCAATGGCTTTCAGAGATCCGGCCTTGAAGAGTTCAAGTTTCAACCCCTCCATCTCGTAGGCACGCGAGCTGTCGATCATGGCCAGATAAGTGCCGATCGATCCCACATCACTCGATCCGGTCACAAAGATCCCGGCGGTCGCAGCACTAGCAAGCCAGTAGGCTGCCGAACACATCTGAGAATCAGTGAATGCGTAAAGCGGTTTGGTGGTCTGGCCGAGCGCGGCTGCAGCCTCGGGCGTGCCGGTGACCATGCCGCCGGGGGAATTCACATCAAGCAGGATGCTGGTGACCGAAGGATCCATGTCGGCTTTTTGCACGGCGCGGACAAGGCAATCGACATCCGCTCCCCCGCACATCATCTCCAACATATTGAGACGCTTGCCGATGACGCCATTCACCTGGACGATGGCGACGCCGTTCTGGACGTCATAGGCACTTGCCTCCATATCATCCTGATCTCCGTCGTTTTCGGTCGTCAGGAAAGAACTGATCGGCTGGGTCTGATGCGCCTCAAAGAGCGACTGGAGACGGCGATGGGCCTCGGGAAGAATGTGCCAGGGCGTGGCGTAGAGACGGGTGGCGATGCGTGCAAGCTTCATCCCCTACCCTCCGTGTCAAAAGGGAATCAGAATTTCTCGGCTCGCTTTTGGCGGGCCATCACGACGGACTGGCGAATCCTCATTTGCATGGAGTCGCGCCAGCTCCGGCTCTTGCCGTTCTTGCGCTCATACTCCCGAAGGTGATCCAAAACGCTGCCGCATCCCGAAACCTGCCTGTGCCCACCGTCCTGACAACTCGCCACCGTGAGCGGGCTTCCATTCATGGTGCCGCGACTCAGCCCCACATCCTCGAAAGCCCCGATCAGTGCGTTCAGATCTTCGGTCATGGAAGTTGTTAGTTGGATCCCGGGGCGGGATCTTCTTCTCCTGCTTCCTCGGCGGCATCGGGGGCTTGCTGAACTTTCAGCTCGGGGTAGAGGTCGCTCATGGACAAGCCGCGACTCTCCATCTCCTGTTTCCTCCAGAGGGCAAAATCCATTTCGCGGGAGACCTCTTCCTTGGCGTCTTGACCTTTCAGGTTATAGAGACGCTCGGTTGAGATGAGGCCGGTGCGGTGTTGCTCCAGATAGATGCGACCATCACGACCGAAGTCGCAGGTGATCTGCTCGGGAGGAACCCATGAGTGCGACCAGAATGCGGGATCCTGACACTTGCGGAGGCGTCCGGCCTTGATCTCCTTGGCAATCGTATAGACCCAATCCCGCGAGAGCCAGGTATCGACGAAATTGGCCTGCTCACTGGCGATCCATGCCTGGGCATCGGCCAGTACATACCTGACCCCAGCTCCGCCGAATTTGGCAATCGACCAGCCGAGGGCGTCGGAGATTCCGAGTCCCCAGCAACAATCCCGAATAAGCGAATTCTCGACGAACTCGACGGAGTTCGGGTGGGGACGCTGGTCGAGCAGTGTCCTGATGTCGTAGCCAGGGGGAACCTCTTTGATCTCGCCACCCATGCCGAAAACTTCGCTCGTGCGGATGCTCTGGAGGTTACCATTGGTATCCGAGCCGACGACCTGATCGGTCTGATACTTGCCAGCCAGGGCATCCATGATGCCGGGGGTCGCTTCCTTATCCGAGGAAGCAAGGTAATAGCCGATCTGGTTGCTGAGCTTGATGCCCTGCATGACCGAGGCATTCAGCTCCGTGATGTCGATAAGTTTATTAACCGCATGGGCAAGAGCGGAGACGCCACGGAACTGGCCGGGGCTTTCCTGATTGCACAACCAGACGACATTTTCAGCACCGACCCGCGTCGTCTTGGAGAAATCGTCATCCAGGAAGTAGAATGCCTGGGCGCGACCGAGACGATCCACAGCGATGCCGTCGTTCATTTTCTTGTCAAGGGTTCCGATCGGTTCCCCCACC